ATGCTTGAGTATGCAGACCAGATCAGAGACCAGAGAACAGGCTTTTCTAAAGCCTCTCTAGGGCTTGACCCAAAGCCGTTCCAGTGATCATCAACCAACGCTGTAAACGCTACAATACAGCGCGCACTGCTAAAGATAGAGATCATAGCGCGTGTCTTTGCTGAGACGGGTGTTAGAGATATGATGTTTAACATCCTACATCTTATTCAAAAGCATCAGGACAAGGCGGTGACGATACGCTTGCTGAATGAATATGTGGATATAGACCCAAGAGCCTTTGCGAATGAGTATGATTTAGAGGTAAATGTTGGTCTTGGTAATGGCGAAGAAGACCAGAAAGCAGCGATGTTGGTACAGATTGCCAATAAGCAAGAGCAGATGTTGAGAGAATTAGGGATAAACAACCCTGTGGTAAAGCCATCGCAGTACGTAAATACACTAAAGAAGATAGCAGAGATGGCTGGCTTTAAGAATACAGACCAGTTCTTTAGTAGTGGTGAGGCGTTAGACCAAGCAGCAGAGCAAGCACAACAGCAACAACAGCCAGAGCAGAATATAGAACTCTTGAAGCTACAGGAAGAGTTAAAGCTAAAGCGTGAGGAAATGGAAGCCAAGATTGCGCTTGAGAGAGAAGAGATGTTGGCAAAAATTGAGTTACGCAAGTTTGAATTTGAGGCTGAACTACGCCTCCGGCAACAAAAACTCGCACTAGGTGGCGAGATATCAACTAACTTACCGACAGCACAATGACCGATTTAGAGAATGAGCGTCACAGAGGCGCAAGAGCAAACGCCATAATGACTGACCCGTTGATGGTTGAGTCATTTGAAATGCTGAAGAATACCTACTTTGATGCGTGGGCAAATAGTGTGCCTACCGATACAGCAACACGAGAGCATTGCTGGACGATGTACAACGCCATCAAGGAATTAGAAGGTCAACTGGATTCTGTCATTAAGACGGGAAAATTTGCAGATAAACAATTAACAAAAGGAGTTTAGGATGCAAGACAACCCTAGCAACCCTCAAGAGGGAACTGGGATATTATCGCACAATGATGCGGTAAATCTATTATTGGACACGAATAGCCCTTCCGAAGAAGTAAGCGAAGTCCAGCCAACAACCGAAGTGGAGACTGAAGAAGTTGAGGCGGTTGAAGAACAACCAACCGAAGCAGAAGCAGAAGAAACAGAGGCAGAGGAAGTCACCGAAGAAGAGGTCGAAGAGACCGAACCTGAAGAGACCCTCTACAGAGTGAAAGTGGATGGTGAGGAGTATGACGTTAATACTGAAGAACTCATCAAAAACTACCAACTCGAAAAATCGGCTCAAAAAAGACTACAAGATGCTGCGGAACAACGAAAAGACTTAAACAGCAAGGAAGCGTCTTTAGAGCAAGAGCGTCAGAAATATGCTCAAGTCCTACAAGTGTACGAACAACAGTTAGCACAACCTCAACAAGCAATGAGTCAGGAACAGTTAGCGCAACTGAAAGCCGAAGACCCCATTGCGTACAATACGTATTTGGTTGAGGAACAGCAAAGACAAAGCAAACTGCAAGCTATCCAACAGGAGCAGCAAGTTGTGAAGTCGGAGCAACTAGCGAAACAAGCTGATATACTACTTGATCTAATCCCATCGTGGAAAGATCAGGGTGTTGCAGCCAAAGAAAAAGGCGAATTAGTCGGTTATTTGAGAAGTCAGGGCTTTTCGACTGACGATATTAATAATGCGACTGATGCAAGGATAGTAAACATGGCACGAAAAGCACAACTTTACGACAATCTACAAAGCAAAGCGACTGTGGTAAAAAAGAAAGTGGTTACTGCGCCTAAGATGGTGAAGGCTGGACAGCCCAAGCCTCGTACAAATGTACCAGACAAGGCACGAAAAGACGCTTGGACAAAGCTTAAAAAGACAGCCAGTAAAAATGCTGCTGTCGAATATCTTTTAACCAAGTAGCTATTTAGGAGAAAATAAAATGGCAACCTATGCAACCGCAAATGCGATTGGGCAGAGGGAAGACTTGTCAGACGTAATCTATAGGATTGACCCTGATGAAACACCTGTGTTTTCCAATGCACAAAAAGAAGTAACCAAAGCTGTTTCCCACGATTGGCAAGTCCAAGAGTTAGCAGCAGCAGCCGATGACAACCACGTTAATGAAGGAGCTGACTTCAGCTATGTAAATCCTTCAGCGACAGTCAGGCTTTCAAATACGCACCAAATCGCAGCACAAGCTGCCCAAGTGTCAAACACACTTGAGGCTGTTGATACTGCCGGAAGAGATAGAGAATCTGCTTATGTAAAGATTTTGAAGTCTCTGGAGCAAAGAAGAGATATAGAGAAGTCTTTATTTAAGAATGAGGCTAAATCTACCTCTGACCCAAGAAAGACAGCAAAGTTTCTGTCTTATATGAGCAATGTTGTTCTTGAGTCAAATTCAGCAGTTGCTGCAAATGGAAACGGCTCAGCGGCAGCGACAATGTCAGGCACTAACGATGCTCTTGAGTTGGCTGATATTGAAAATGCAATGAAGTTAGCCTATGAGGATGGTGGGCAGCCAGATATGCTTGTTCTCTCTCCAGCTAACAAAGTGGCGTTTTCTAACCTATCATCAGGAAGTGTTGCGACTAACCAATTGACAATGACTGCACCGGCAGAAGCTGCAATAATAGGTTCGATTTCCCTGTTTTTAACGGATTTTGGAACTCTAAACGCTGTTATTGACAGAAACGCAACAAACACAGAGATACTTCTGTTAGACAGTGACTACTACGCAATCGGTCACTTACCAGGCAGAATGTTTCAAGTGTCTGATGTAGCTCCTACCGGAGATACGCAAAAATTTGCAATTATTTCCGAATATTGCTTAATCAATCGTGCGCCAAAGGCTCATGCTGCGGTGTTTGATCTAAACACTTCATAAATATAATGGTGGAGGGGGTGTAAAAGCCCCCTCTCCTCTTGAGGATATAATGAAAAAAGTATTACTAAGTAAAAACCCACACACGGGTAAAGAGACATGGATTGAGGACACTGTTGATGGTCTTCAGGTCAACACGAAAGTTGATGTGTCTCCTGTGCTTGATTTCGCTAAGAAGCAAGAGGGTGAATATCGGTATGGGTCGTTGATAGGCAACACCCAAAAGCATCAACAAAAGATAGCTGAAATACCAGCACCTTTATTCTTTGAACTACAAAAGAAGTTTGGTCATTTTAAGCACAACAAAAAGAAGTGGCTAAAATGGCTACAAAACCCTGAGAACAAACACTTTAGAACTACTGGTGGTCGATTAACATGAGTTTAGATACCTATTCTAACCTACAGACTTCTATAGCTAATTTCCTAGCAAGGGATGACTTAACAACGAATATCCCTGACTTTATTTCATTAGCCGAAGCAAGAATGTCAAGAGAGTTAGATACACGATCACAGGAAGCATCAACGACTGTATCAACTGTAGCTGGTACGGAAAGCTATGCTTTACCTACTGATTTACGTGAAATACGAGTGGTAAAGATAAACAGCAACCCAAACAAGGTTTTAGAGTTTGTAACCCCTGATACCTTTTACAAGACACATAGTTCTGAAGGACAAGGCACTCCCGTGTCTTACACAATCATAGGCACAAATATTCATGTGCGTCCTATACCTGACTCTGTGAATACAATAGAGATAATATTTGGTAACGGCATTACAGCCCTATCCGACTCTAATACAAGCAATACAGTATTAACACGCCACCCAGATTGTTATTTATATGGGTCTTTGGTTGCTGCGCATACGTTTCTAATGGATGAGCCTAGAGCCACACAATATGATGCGTTGTTTAGCAGAGCATTAACAGAGGTCAAAAGAGATACACAACAGGCGCGATTTGGTGGTGGTGCATTAACAATGAAACAGGACTTTGGTGCTACATGATACCTTTTGGAGAGTGGCTACCTGACCAAGCCCCATTAAACTCAAGTGGTGCAACAGTGGCTACAAATGTTATAGCTGCTGCAAGAGGATACAGACCCTTCTTAGGACTAGCTACCTTATCACAAGCTGCTGATGCCTATTTGCGAGGGTTCTTTGCGACTGTTGATAGTGCTGGCACAGTACATTTATTTGCCGGAAACGCTACAAAGCTACTAAAGTTTAACGCTGGAACAGCAGCATTAGATGATGTGAAGAGTGGTGCGTATACGCTTTCAAGCAAAGACCAGTGGAAGTTTGTGCAGTTTGGCAATAGTGTTTATGCAGCAAGTGGTTTGAGTAATGCCTTGCAGAAATATACACTTGGGTCATCAAGTGCCTTTGCTAATGTATCCGGCTCACCAAACGCTAAGTTTCTTGCCGTTATTAGAGACTTTGTGGTTACGGCTCATGTGAATTATAGCTCTAACACGCACCCATCAAGAGTACGATGGAGTCAGATAAACGATGCTGACAGTTGGACTATAGGAAGCAATCAAGCTGATATCCAAGACATACCTGATGCCGGAAACATTACTGGTTTAGTGGGCGGTGACTTTGGTGTTGTATTATTAGAGAGAGGTATTGCAAGGATGCAATATGTCGGCTCTCCTTTGATCTTTACCTTTGATATGGTGGAGACAGGGCATGGGTGCGATATACCTAATTCTAT